CTATTTCTTCTCCACTGACTAACTTGAATTGTTTTATCTCTTTCATTATATATCTACCTTAACAATCTTATATTTGAACTGTTCTTTTTCATATATCTTTACTCTTTCTGCTGAGTGAAGTAATGTATAGTTTCTTCTTGTTTTCCAATGCAGATCATCTGCGACATCAAATAACTTTGTTTGTCTTCCATTGTCTGACTGTCGAAGACCACGCCCAATACTCTGCAAAACTTTGATTTGGGATTTGCTTGGTGAAGCGAATACGATATTATGAAGATTCCGAATATTAATACCAGTGCTGAATGTTCCCAAGGATGCGACAATGATTGAGTCCTTTTGCTTTTCAACGATCTTTCTAATGGCTTCTCTATCATCTGTCTTCACGTCACCACTCACAAAAAATACTTTTCTTTTTTCACCACACTTATCTTTTATCATCTCAAAGAGAGGTTTTCCATGAGCGTCCACACGATTGTATAAGACAAGAGTATTTCCATCAGAATCCAAAGCCAGATTAGAAATGAGCCTATTACGAGACTCGTTTCCAATGATAAAGTCAATCTCTTCCTGATAAGTTCTTTTACCAAAGTTTTTTCTAACCTCTTCTGAATAGTTTAGTAATAGTACCTTTATATCTAAATCCGCTAGGGTATTATCATCTTGCAAGGCTTTAGTTGTTGTGACGCTGTACACCGGCCCGAATAACCCTTCTAGTACTAATTTGTGTGTTAGTGTACCATCAAGGGTTCCTGTAGTACCAAACCTATATTTTGCCTCTGTTGCCTTATTCATGATGGATGATAATGACTTTGACTTAAAGCCATGACACTCATCCCCTATAACCATACCAAACTGTTCAAACCACTTCTTAGGGTATTTATATATGCTTTGCCACGTAGATATTACTATGGCTTTATCTGTGTTCTTACTTTTACCTGAATATATTTTGTGCATCCCACGTTCACTCATACCATAATCGATAAAGTCTTGATGCATTTGTTCGACCAAAGATGTTGTAGGAACAATGATTAGAACACGTCCTGCTTTTGGAAACCCAACTCCTTCTGTAACATATTGTAACCAAAACTTAGCAAGGATATAGATCATGAATGACTTACCAGATCCTGTAGGAGAAAGAAGTATTCCTCTACTACGCTCCATTGCTGTCTTAACTGCATCGTACTGATAGTCTCTAGGTTGAAATGGCAAGTTGTCATTTTGCAAGTAATGATCTAACTCACTGACATTATCTTTTACTAAAGGAAATCCATACCTAGTTTCTTCTGTGTCTAGGGTATAACCTCGTTCTTCACAAAACTTTACAAGATAAACATATAGTCCTGCATTCAACTCACCTGTCATTCTGTTGAATAACTTTATCTTACCATCCCATACTTTATTCTTATAGGCTGGCATAAACTTGTAACCCGGAACGTAAAAAGAGAAGTAGTCAGACAGTTCGTATGCAAACCCACCTTCGCAGTCAACATACATCATACTATAATCTTTTAGTTTGACTGTAATATCAGCCATTCTCTTTTTGTTCTCTGTACATTTGTCTCACTTTAATAAACTCTTGTAGGTAATCGTGCGTATTGACTTTAAACACTTGTGGTTCGTTATGATCCACTGCAATAATAATCACACCTTGCTTAATAGGAACACCTGTGCGTTCATAGAATGCTGCAGCATAAAAAGACGCTTGAATAAAGTAGTTGCTGATCCATTCTACTTTCTTTGGTTTACGACTTGTTTTAAAGTCAATAACTGATAACTCGCCATCGTACTCAGCAATACAGTCCACTTGACCTGCACACTGCAGTCTATCGCTGTAAAGATATTCTTCTTGAAACCAAATGTTATTTACTTTATGATCTATAATATCTTTAATATGACTAAACGTAAATAAGTTATTAGGCAGAACATCCTTATTCCAATCTTCAACATTATCAAGATAATCTTCTGCCAACTTGTGTACAGAAGTTCCTCTTGTCGCTGCTTGGTGTGAGATTTTATTGGCTTCTTCTTCACCAACTCTTTTACGCCACTTCATAATACTATCTCTACTTAAGAGACTTAGTACTGTGGTGATGGAAGGGTAGGCATTGCCATCAGGAGTAAAATACTTACGTCCACCTTTCCCTGTCTTCCTAGTCATTTTTGGTAAACTAATACCATGATCTACATGATTAAACATTATCCACCTGCTTCAAATACTTTCCATTTTATCATATTACCAATAGTTTGATGACGCCACTTCAAGGTATCAACTATATCTGTAAGTGTATTTATAAGGGTCTTTAGGTACTCTATTTTCAACTCAGACTCTTGTATTTCTTTGTCGGAGTCGTAGTAGTGGTTCATATCTCCTTTGAGAACTTTAAGACCATCAAGAGGATCATAATCCCAACCACGTGCCTCTATTTCAAACTGATCCATCTTACCGTTGTAGTATAGCCACTTATCTTTGAGTAAAGACTTTTGATCCATCTCATACTTCTTGAGCCGCAACTTAGCATTGGCTAATGCACCAAGATACTTAGCATGCAGGTTAGGTGTTAAACGAGAGGTTTCTGCTAAATCATTTCTAGGGATTTGACAATCTTCTTGCCAAGCCTCAAGGACATCTTCTAATGTTTTCATAATGTACTTTCGTTGTGGTTACTTCAATTCAAAATAAGAAAATCTAAACGAGGCAGGAAATGTTATAAATGCCACGTCACCTGAGGTTGACTCCAATGTCATATCCCCTAGACTTGTTGGCATACTATCTATATATCTTATCTGCCTGACTTTGTTGTTATGGCTACTCAAAATACTAAGTGTTATATCAGCATATGTCGGAGGTTTTGTAGATGTTCTACCCAACGGTGTTCTGTCTTCTTGTTCGATAGTTCTCTGCAACCAGTTATACATTTCAGTGTACGCATTTAAATTTTCATCAACAATAATCATAGCAGTTAATTCTCCAAATGTCAACTTGTCTCCCGTAAATGGTACGGAAGTGACCCTCTTGTAAGGCATCTCTACAGGATTAGATGATAGAGAAGGATGCAATACAGTTTGACAAAAGAACTCTAAGTTCTGAAAATGCTTGTGGTCTATAGTAAGTTTGAATGCATTAGGCTGCAGGTAGTTGACATTGTTCAACCCTGACGATGCTGATGATGTTAGTACTTCTAGACTAGGATTTAATGTAGGCATAGGTTGTTCCTAAAAAACTTTATATACCTCTATTTATATGCTTGACAAACACTATTTAATATGTTACAAAAGTATGTAATCAAGAGAAAGAGAGAATCAATATGATCGCTATGCCTTATACATACATTACTCCAATGTCTTTTGACGAAGCTTCTAGTCTTATTAAGACATGGGCCAACAACGAATTGCTTGAAAGTATGGAGCTTCTTTTAGATACCTATAATGATTTCATGAATGAAGATCCTGATGATATGGCTGAAGATGATTTCTATGAGAACTATCAGTATGAAATCAGTGCCTACAATAAAGTGTTTGCTGATATGCAACCTTTGTTTGCATAAAAAAAGGCCCACCGAAGTGAGCCTTAGTTGGGAGGGTTGAACCCCTCCCTTTTTTATATTTGATCTTATGTGAGGATGTTGTCCACACGGAAGATTCTGTAGTACTGGTTTGTACGTGCAGTTGCAAGACCATCTGCAGGTGAAGCACCTACGAATGGGTTTGACGCCATGCCATAACGAGTTTTGAACCCGATACGTGGCTGGAAATCATCCTCACCTACGGCACGAACCATTGTCAACGGTACGTATGGGCAGTAGAATACACCTGCGTCATATGGGTTTGTACCTTTGTAGCCTACGTTGATGTAGTCTGCAGTTGCATATGGATCGATGTATACACGCATACGACCATTCAGAACACCTGCGAAAGTGTTACCTGTGTCATCAACATTCAAGTTGGTTGACAGTGCAGGTGAATAGTCCAACATGCCTGAAGCAGCCAAAGCAGAAGCAACGTCTGAAGAACAGATAATGAAGTTACCTTTACCTCTACGTGTTTCTTTTGCGATTACGTTTGCTTCACGATCAAGCTGTACGCCCAAGCCTTTGAACTTCTCAGCAGACCAACGACCATCAGCATCGCTTGACAAGTCAAAGATACCTTTGGTTGTTACGTTTGCTTGACGTGCGCCGACTTTAGCTTGGCTGTTGATTGTACGGATTACTTCACGGTTGATTTCCGCAAGAATCTCTGTTGACAAGATGTTTGCCAACTCTGTTTCAGCGTCAAGACCATGAATAGCTTTCAGATCCTGTGCCAGTTCCAGAGTGTACTCAGCTTTCAAAGCACGTGACTTCGCAGTCACAGTTGCTTTATCAATGCTGAAACCCATTTCTGCAAATGCTTCACCTGTGTTACCAAGTGCTTCAGCTTCAGTTGTGGTATACGCATCACCTGTGTATGGAGCATAAGCTGCACCAGAGTCAACGATAGAACCGCCGCCATCTGTGTCAGATACGCCAGCCAAACCTGATGGTGAACCGTTAGCAGTTACTGCTGAGTCACCTGAGAAGCCTACTGCAGCTTCGTTGAACAGTGCTTCATCATCAACTGATACACCAGCTTTTGTGGTTTTGTACTTTGACTTCATTGCGAAGATCAAACCAGTTGGACCTGACATAGGCTGAACACCTGCAACGTCATATGCCATCATGTTTGGCATCGCACGTCTTACGAGTGAGATCAGGATTGGGTTCCAGTTATCTGCTGCACCAGTTGCTGCAGTACCTGCACCTGCAGCGTTAGCTGCGGTTTCTTGTAAACCTTGCTCTTGCAGGGCTTTTTCGGTGTTTTCAAGAACGGCTGCAG